TTGCTTTTTCGCTATTATAATTAGCTGAATCAACAATTCCTAAAAAAATTACTTCTTGTGCTACTACTTTTCCTAAATCATTTAAAGATGCAGCTCTAATTGTAACCTTCTTGCTTCTAACTTCTTGATTTTCTATAATTGCTGTCATTACAAGATCAACATTGTCAAGAGTTATTGTTGTCTTGTCAATTTGCATATTAATATTAAATATAGACGGAGATATTTCAAACCCTCTTGCAGTATATTTATTGCTGCTATACCATGTATCAATATCACTATTGCAATACCTATATATAGATGTAAATTCTAAATCTACTAATATAACTAAATGTTGATTATAATTTTCTATAGCAGTTTCAAAATCAGTTTCAAGAGTTCTCATTATGTTCTCACTTCAATAAGTTCTATTTTTTCATAGGTCATTATGTCATGTAAATTATATTGATAGGCTATATTATCTGGAAATCTGACTTCAGGAGTCCAATACCCAGTGAAGCTTGCTGTTATTAATTCACCAGCAGCAGGAGCGGAATCAAAAATTACTTGATCTCTGCCATCTGTTCCACTTGCTGCACTAAAAGTTCTTGCTGCTTGTATTACATCATCTTCATACATAGTTGTTGTACCATCTGCTCCACCAGTAAGAGGAAGCGTAAATGTAGTTGTCACGCCATCACCTTGATCAATAAATTCTTTTGTATAATTTTCACTAACCGTCCATTTAAAATGAAAGCTATATCTTGCACCTTTACAATCATTGTTATAAAAATTTATAATAGATTTTGCGTCTAATAAGCTTATATTTGGAAAAGTTACTGTTACAATTCTTCTGTTAAATACCCAGTTTTGAGTTCTATTTTCTTTTCCAGATTTCATCGGTGTTATGGTTGTGTTCCAAATACTTTTTATAGATGGCAATCCAGGTGTTATTGTTGTTGGAAATAAACTCATAATAAAGCACCTCTCATTTCAGCAGATAAAGGACCATAGCTATTTAAATCATCAGAAATAACTTGAGTTATTGCCCTTGGATTTCTTTTGACTACTTCTGCAAAACTTTTTGGGTCTATTGCTTGTATATAAAAATAATTAGCAGTTCCTTGGCCTCCACCTCTCATTTCAACTGGTATTGATCTTCCATCTGGTAACGGAACAATTGCTTCTGCTTGTCTTTCTGCAACCCTTATTCCAATCCCTCTTCTGTCTCCACTTGGATAAACAATACCGCCTCTTTCATACCCAGGTGGTTGAGCATTTTTTATCATTGAAACTTGAGCCATACCAAATGCAACTACCATTGCAGCAGCAGCCGCTCCAAGTGCAGGCCCAACATAAGGTATTGCAGCCATAGCTTCATAAGCCTTCATAGCGCCAGAATAAGTTGAAATTAAAGTTTCAGTAATCTTAAAAGCCTTATACATGGCAAAGGCACTTTTGCTATGTTTGCCTCCCATTTCGGAAATCATTTTAAATCCATCTGTCATCGAACTAACAACACCATGAATATTGTTTATACGTTCTTGCATCTCAGCTTTATCAATTGCTTTTAATTTACTAGCTGTTAATTCGGCAAGTTGTACTTGATTGACTCCGGCTTGTCTCCATAATTCCATTTGTTGTGCAAGTTGTTCTCTTTCAATATCAAAACGTGATTTACCAATAGCTGCGTATTGTTCATTAAAATCAATTTGAGCCTGAGTTCCTCCGGCATATATTTCATCCCATTGTGCCGCCGTTATTGCTTGAACTCCAGCTTTATAATTCTGAATAGTCTGCATGTATCCATCAATCATTGCCATTGATTGTTGCTGCTTTTTTAAATCTGCATCGGATATAACGGGTATTTCAGGAGGTGATAGAGCGGGAGCAAGTTTAGTAGGCATAACTATTTTAAATCTTTGTACAAGAGGCTGAGGATCAAAAATTTCAGGATGTTGTTTTTTAAACTCATCTATTTTTGCAGAAGTTAATACAAGAAGAGCTATAATTGCTCCAGCTTTTGGTCCAAGAAGCATAGTTCCAATAAGTCCTGAACCAGCAGCACCAACAATTCCAGTAGGAAGAGAATTATAGATTTCATGTAATGTTGATATTGTGCCAGTTAATGCCTCTATTGCTTTAGGCAAATCTTTACCAAGCTGAGTAATTGTAATAGCCAATTGCGTAGATAATTCTTTTAATGCTTCTTGCGCTTCTGGTCTTGATATTTCAACTTGCATTTGCTTCATTGCTTCAGTTGCAGCATCAACAAGAATTACAGTAGCTGGCCCAAAAGCAGTCCCCATTTGAACTTTGAAATCATCTATATATCTTGTAAAAGAAGATAATTTTTTGCCAGCAGTCATCATTGCTGCTTCATAAACGCCAGCTATATCTTTGCCTTTTTCAAGAACTGCATTCATTCTGGCAGTAGATTTTTCTGCCTCAGTAAGTTCTGCTTTTGTCTTGCCAAGAGTATCTGCAGCTTTTTGATAAGCTTGATCAAAACTTACCATAATACCCATATTTCTTAATATTTCTGTCTGACCAGATTGAATGCCATAAATCATTCTTCCAAATGCATCTGATGAATTTATATTAGCTATTACTGCAGCATTTTGAGCAACCCTGCCAAGTTCAGTTGCTTTATTTAAATCAAGATGAGCTTGAACCATTTTTGTAAGAGATTGCCTTGATTCAATCATTGAAATACCAGTTTTACGCAAGGCAAGATCATACTCATCCATTTGCTTTGCAGAATATCCACCAATTTTACCAACTTGGTTCATTACAATACCAAGTGTTTCAAATCTGGCAGCAAGTAAAGCAGTATCTTTTACAAGAGCGGCTGTTTTATAAACACCATAAGTCAATGCAATACCAGCAGCCATCGACTTCCAATGAGCAAGCATTGCGCTTGTAGAAGCTTTGGTCTGCTTTTCAGCATCTTTTATACCATCTGTTATAGCCTTGGTGCTCTTATTTATTGTAGCTGAAGCTTGGTCTTTAGCTGTGATCAAGACCTCGATTTTATTTTCTGCCATGATGCATCCTTTGTTTTGCTTCTATTTGTTGCTTTTTCATTCTGGTGTTCTCTTTTGTAACAGCTATTTCATACACTTTTAAATTCCAGTTTAATTCATCAACTCCCATGTTCATAAGTGTTGATGGCAAAACATTGTATCTTTGGGCAACTGAATCAAGAAGCATTGGGTATGGACTCTTCTCGAAACGTGGCAAGATTTTCGCCGTCCTTAACTCCAAATGAAAGCTCACTTATTTCTTTAATTAAAAAATTAATATCACTTTCTTCCATATCTTCATAAGATATTTCATTTTCTGTTGTTTCATTAGATGACTTATCAACAATTTTAAAATTATCTTGAGGCACAACTGCTCTTGTTAAAAACATTTTCTGTATCTTCTCCATCATATCTGGATCAATTTTTTCTGGAGTATTTTTTGCTTCACTTAAAGTATCAGGAAGTACTCCCATTCTAAGATAATCTAATGCCTTAATTTTTCTAATTTCTAACTCCAACCCACTTGGACAAATGACTTTCTTTTTACTTCTTTCTTTATATTCCTGTGCATTCATAATTTTAGTCTCCTCTTTTTGGTTAATTGTTATTAATATGCAGCTTTCGTATTTTGTAGGGTTGCCTTAAGTGTGCATGCTGAACCAGCGTTCCAAACCCCACGACCTGTAAAACCTACGGTAATTCTACCAGGGCCTCCTATGTTAATAGGAAATCCTTCGTATCTGAAACTTGGAATATCTATAACTAAATTCTCATAATATCCAGAAGACATAGCTGAGGGTTTCGTTAGAGTAGTTAATAATCTTCTTTCTGTTTGAGCCATAAATATATCATATTCATCCAAATCTGGTAAATCAATTGTTCCAGATACTCTTACTTCTCTGTATCCGTCTCTTTGAATCCTACCTCTTCTTTTAGTTCCGTCAAGAAGAACTATTCCGGACAAAGCATTGTTTAAAGATATTGTGATTTCTTCAAAATCACTAATTGCTGTTCCAGCAAGAGAAAAACTTGCCTGATCCCAAGTAAATGCATTTGCATTAAAATAGCTCGCAGTACCAGCATTCATTAAACTTGTTGTTCTACTCATTATTCCAACATTCATTTTAACTACAGCCCCAGCAGCAATGTTTATCTCTAATGTATTTACTTGCCCATCTGTAAGTTGAAATGCTTGTTCAACTCCTCTATAAATCTGAAATCCGTAAGGAGTTAAAGCTGCATTTCCATCAAATCTATCTTGCGTCAAAGTAAATTCATGTGTCCAAACCTTGCCACTTAGTGTTACTGTAACTGCTACACTACCACATGCAGCATGAAGAAAAGGGCCGCAATCTATTGGATTTAATTCCATAGAAATATCGCCTTCAACCGTCTCCAATCCCTCTACTGGTGCTGGTTCATCATATCTGTCTAAAATTGATTCCTGCATTAGAAGCTCTTTATTTGTAACAATTCCTTCACTTACAAACGGCATAAAATGCCAACTCGTGGTAGCTGTTCCCCACGAACTCTGTCTTGATACTGCCAAAAAACCATCTGTTCCGAAGCTCATTTTTTATCCCTCCCTTATTGATCTTTTACAACTGTAAAAGGTATTAATGCTTTTACGTAAAATGTATTTTCGTAATGCATGTGTTCGTACGTTGTTGCTCCAATTTCACTTGTTAAAACACCTGTCCCAACTGATTTGTTCACCAACAATACTTGATAAACATTCTCTTCTACTACTGACATCAACTTAAATGCATTTTTATAATCACCTGCTGACATCTCCCAAATCATAATATTGAATGCCAATCTTGCTATATAAGGCATTCCAGACATTCTTTTTAGCTCACGTTCCTTCGCTGATGGAAATATATTTATCATTGGACAAATATCTGGACTTGGAACATTGTCTGGTTCCTCAGCAGCTTGTATTATATATTTTTTTGTTCTGTGATCTGTCTTAAAAAAATCTTGAATCATTATTAATATTTCATAATCAGTTGCCACGATTTCTCCTTATTTTAAAATACCTTTACTTATTTCTTTGAGATAATTATTTGTTGTTTTTATTAATCGGCTAAGTATGCTTTCATCTTTTTGTCTCGGCAACATTCTACGTTGAGGTAATTTTTTTCTTGGTGCATCTGACTCATGATAAATAGCATATTCTTTTTCAGTTCCAACATAAACGCCTTTATCTGAAAATCTTGGTCCAAAACTTTTTCTTAATTCACCATTATCAATTAATATTTTTGTGCTATTTGTTCGTTTCCTTTTTCTTGTTCTTCTTGCTCTGAGAGTTGAAGGAGCAAGTTCTTTCCAATTGCCTTCTTGTAATAATGCGCCTTGTTTGGTAAAATTTTCATTAACCCATTTTAGCCCTTGTATCCCCCAGCGTGCGTACAAGGCACGAGGATTCTTTAAATCAACTGCAACAGCGGCTAATTTTGCAATGACTTTATTTTGATCTTCTATTTTGATTTTAATATCCATTATGCTGCATCGTCATCGAGTTCATCACGAAGCTCATCCATATAGTCCGTGTCAATTTGCTGTTCCTCTGCGTCCAAGAGCGTAAATACAGGGTGATAATCCTGCTTATCACTCCAGATAATTGTATCTGATTTTGCTCCTATTACATTTCCACTATTTGTAACTAAGGAATAACTGCCAGATTCGAGACCCGTAATCAATTTGTCAAAATGTTCTTTTCTGTCTAATATCCATCCAGGAGTGTCGCCTCCGGCTTTAACACTTGGCCTTTCAAGTATTTCAAGCAATGCTAAATTTTTTGATAGATAACCAACAGAAGGAGGTAAGCTATTGACTCCAGTTCCAAATG